GGCCTCCGTTTCATCCAGCATCGCGTTCAGGTCGCCGTTACTGCGCGGCGCTGACCTTTCCAGGCGGCAATGCGTCACTCTGGGACAGCCAATCACGGTAAGCTGCACCTCCGGCGAGGGCCGGACGCTCCCGCAGCCGGATAACATCAGCAGGCAAAGGAGTGTCAGCCCAGCGGCGCAAATCCTCATTTTCACGTTTCAGTTCCTCTATCCGATGCTGACGACTGCGCAGCAGCGCGGAGGTCTGCTCCGCCGCCGCATAAAGCCGCGTCTGCTCCCGGCTGTTGGTTTCGGTCAGAATGGACAGGCCGATCAGCTGGCTGTTTTTCTTCGTCAGTTCCTGCGCTTTGCTTTTCAGCGCCGCGCCCTGCGTCTCGATGGTGTGGCTGGCATTGTTAAGCCGCCACGACTGCCAGCTCAGCGCCGCGAGCGTCAGCGCCAGCACTACCACTAACGCACGGCTCATATGCCAGTACCTTTCAAGCACCAGGCCAGCTCCCGCGCGCGGCGGTTCTCCAGCCCATTATTTTTCTTACCGTTGACGTAAACCCAGCGCGGCAGCTCATTGCATGCCTGCCACCACTGCTGGCGGTTGATGTAGGACACCATGGTGGATCGGCATATTGCGCCAGTACCCACGTTGAAGCCGATGCTTACCAGCGCATCGTAAACATGCTGCGGGGGTCTGACCTTAAGGCAGGCAACCAGCCTTTTTTCCGTCAGCAACACATTGCTGATTAACCCCTGCGCCGCCTGCCTTTCCGTAATGGTTTTACCAGGCACCACGCCGGACGTATTGCCGATCCCGTCAGTCCAGACACCCGCGCTGCACTGATAAGGCTGCAGGCGGCACCCCTCGAAATCGGCTAACAGCTTCAGCCCCTCGACGGAGGTATTCAACGACTGGAAACCGGGCAGCGTGGCGGCGATAGCCAGCACCGCCCCGACAAGGCAGCGCTTAACGATTGAAGGATTCATACTCCCCCCGCGTGATTTGCCCGCTGCGCAGCAGCTGGTAGGTTTTGTGTTTGTAGTACCAGTTGATCGCCAGCATCAGCACACCTATCAGCACGCCACCAACTGTTGACGCATCCTTAAGTGACAGATCGCCCAGGTATGCCAGCAGCAAGGCGATGCAGTAAGTGATAAAGGCGCTGATTCGTTCAAGCGTCATATTTCAGTCCCATAGCTGGACGGTCTGCGCCGTGGTTGCTGCCGGTATATCCGGCATTTCCACCTGCAGCCCGTGCGGTAAAAAAGGGCCATGCTCAGCCAGCCCCGGATTTGCCTGCAGAACCTGCTCAGTGACACCCTGCGTGCGCCCGTAATGACGCCAGCAAAGCGCGTCCACCGTGTCATACTGGTGCGCACGCACTTTCATCAGATAAGCTCCACCGTGCAGTGCGGTGCATCCTGCACCCGGCTGATAGCCCAGCGGGCATCGCGCCACAGATCGCCGCTGGCCTCCGCCAGCTCCTCCCCTCGTTTCACTCCTGATGCCGTGGCGTCATAATCCTGATAACGCTCATTGAGCACGGCACGCGCCCAGCAATAAACGGCGTTAAGGTAGTGCTGAATGCGCTGACTTCTGCCGTCCAGCATTTCTGACGGCACATCAGCCAGGGCTTTACAGCCCAGCATTTGCTGGCGGTTGCGGAAGTCGTACAGTTCAGCGTTAACCTCAGAAATTGCTGTTAGTGCAACCTGCCTGAGACGTGGCTGCGTCACCGTGCCGTCAGTGCGCATCACGCTACGAAATTCCGACAGGTCCACATCAGGCCAGAACGGCGTATTTTTAATAACGTCCGCCTGTTCGGGTGCCTGCTCTGGCGCAATAAACTGCATTCGGCTTTCTCCTGAAATAGTGGGCGGTGGACGGGGTTTTGATGTGGCAATGCCTTTCGCCACCCCGTGCCGCCCGTGCGCGGGGCACGTTCTTTAGCGGCTGTCACTGCGCAATTTGCGCTCCAGCTGCTGCTTTTCTTTTTTCACGCCGCATCGGGGATCGAGCTGCAGCGCATGGGTAAGGTGATTCAGGGCAGAAGCCGGGTTACTTTCGCTCAGTACCGCGCCGATGGCTTTATGCAGGCGCGCCCGGGACTGGTCCGGCATATCCAGATCGCTTGTCAGATCCAGCGTCTGCAGGAGCAGATCGGCATCAAAACCGGTGGCGGCCAGCAGGGCGCTTTGTGCGGCGTCCGCCATTTCTTCCGCCAGGACGGTCTGCACGTTGCGGTTTCCCAGCGGCATCACCCAGCCATGGCGCAGCGCATGACGCCCTATTTCCAGCGCACCGGCATAATCACCGGCATCGATACGCCACAGCATCACGTACATCAGCACGTCATCCTGCTGCGCACCTCCGGCAGCCAGCACGCCCTCCGCCCAGGCGGCATACTTCGGCAGAAGCTCCACCTTGATTGCAGCCTTTTTCACGGTGGACTGGACGCCCTTAAGGCGGCGGCGGTCTTCTGCGAGCTGGAGCAGCATCAGGTCATAGCCGGACGCATGGCGAACACTGCCGCCCTCCCGGGCGGCCTGTTCGGCCTGAATGCGCAGGCGGTGCTGCCGTGCGGGACTCAGGCTCATGCGTTATTCCCCACCTTCCGGCGCAGCTGGCGCAGTGTGATCACCGATTTCGATGTTTTCGACCAGTGCCGCGCAGCGATAGTCTTCAATCACATACGCTTCGTTGACGGACTCAAAGTTTTCGATCCGGTCACGCTTCGGGTTGTCGATAACAGAACGGCGGCGGGTGTCCTCCTGCCAGTAGATGGACAGGTTATCCAGGCGGGTGATCATCAGGGCATTCGCCGGGAAGAAAGGCGCGCGCACCGCCTGCAGACCGCCCATGCGTTTCTGGCTGATAATCAGATCGGCGGCGATTTTCTCGCTGTTCTCCTGCTCTTTGTTAACCAGCGGGAAATACTTGTCAGACAGCAGTTCACGTCCGCAGATAACCACCAGTTCGTCATCGTCCTGGTAAACCACATCGATCAGCTCGTTTACCGCATCCATCACCACGGCGTCCAGGTTGGCATAGTCGCCGCCCTTACCCACCTTCACCGCGCCTGCGGTGGTGGTGCCGTTCTGGGTGGTACTGCCCATAACGTGGTCCGGCGCGTCTTCGCGGATTTTCTGCAGCCAGCCCTTATTCACATCCTGCAGCAGCGGGTTTTCTTCGCGGTTGGAGGTTTTGGCGCGCTTCACGCCGTTGAAGCCGATCATGATGCGGTCCAGTGCCTGGCGCTTGACGATGGCATTGCGCACACGCACCTGGAAGTCCTGGTATTTCGCCCAAAGGTCCAGCTTTGCGTAGGTCAGCACCGTGTCAAAGTTGGTCTGTTCGCATTTATATTCCACATCCTCCATCAGCATCGGATCGGTAGGTTCGCGCTCTTTGGTGGTGGTGTCGGTGGTTCCGGCAATGGTGGAACCTACGCCAAGGCCAAGCAGCTGCCCGGACTGCTCCGCAACCGGCGTGATGTTAATCAGCGTCAGGAAAGCGGCGGACTGCTGGATCTGGTCTTCCAGCGTCTGCTGCACGGACGGCTCTACGGTGAATTTGCTGGAAAGCTCTTCAACTTCCACACCGTTCAGACGCGCCAGCTGCTGCAGGTAAGCGTTAAAGGCAAAGCGGGTATTCTTTTTCATCGGGTTTTATGCTCCATCAGCAATTGGTCAGGGTGCCTGCCGGTGCGTCACCGCCCGGCGCGCGCTGGCGGTAATCTTTACGGCTGTCTTCAAGGCTCAGCTGCTGCTGAAGCTCGGCAAAGGCGGACTGCTGCTCCTGCAGCGAAGTTTCAAGCTCAGAAATGCGCGCGTCCTGGTCGGACAGGGATTTATCAGTGCGCTCGCTCAGGTTCTGCTGTTCGGTGGCGACCAGCTCAACGGCTTTATGCACATCTGAAAAACGCGCATCATCGGTCTGCTCTTTTTTGGTAAACAGCGCAGTGACACGGGCAAAGAGGGACGGTTTTTCGCCCTGAGTTTCTTCCAGTTCGATCAGCGTTTCTTCGGCGGCGGTAAACAGGTTTTCAGGATTCTGTTTGCGGTTTGCCAGCGGGTTTCGTGCGGCGCTGGCGCTGAAGGTCAGCATTTCGGTGCCCAGGCTCGCCGGATCGTCAGTGGCGGCCAGGCCAACAAGGTAGGCTTTGCCGGTGTCGGCAAACTTCGGGCTGACTTCCATGGATGTGAAAAGCTTCTGGCCTTTCTTGACCAGTTCAACCAGTGAGCTGGTCGGCTCCACGTCGGCATACAGCGCCAATTTCCCTTTCAGCGGGCCGTCCTGAATTTCTTCGGCAACCAGTGCCGCCACCCTGCCGTAGCGGTTAAAGATGCTTTCCGGCAGATAAGACTTGATGTGCTCAAGGTTAATCAGCGCGGTGTAGACCTCCGGGTTGTAGCTGGCCGCCATCTGCTCCAGCCATTCACGCTGGATTTCGCGCCCGTCGGTGGTGGCACCTTCCACCCCGATACGGAAACGCTTTGCTTTCACTGTCATGAGCCTTGCTCCGTTAGAAAAAACTTACTGGAGCCTTATGGTTGCGGTGATGGGGGGAGTGAAACAACGCGCGGCGCTTGTGCGGTCGGCCATACAAACCGCAGCCGGGGAAAGCGCACTGTCAAGGCCGTAGGCTTGTGCCATGAACACAACACTGACCCCCGCAGACCTCGATCCCCGTCGGCAGGCCATGCTGCTGTACTTTCAGGGATACCGCGTAGCCCGCATTGCTGAAATGCTGGGCGAGAAAGTTGCAACCGTTCACAGCTGGAAGAAGCGCGACAAGTGGGGCGACTATGGGCCGCTGGATCAGATGCAGCTCACTACCGCCGCGCGTTACTGCCAGCTCATTATGAAGGAGCAGAAAGAAGGGAAAGACTTCAAGGAAATTGACCTGCTGGCGCGCCAGTCAGAGCGCCACGCCCGGATCGGTAAATTCAACGACGGCGGGAACGAGGCGGATTTAAACCCGAACGTAGCCAACCGCAACAAGGGTCCGCGCCGTCAGCCTGAAAAGAACGTTTTTACCGACGAACAGATCGAGAAGCTGCAGGAGGTTTTCCACGGCTCGATGTTCGCCTACCAGCGCCACTGGTATGAGGCAGGCAACCGCCACCGTATCCGCAACCTGCTTAAATCACGCCAGATCGGGGCGACTTTCTTTTTTGCCCGGGAGGCGCTGATTGACGCCATCACCACCGGCCGCAACCAGATTTTCCTCTCAGCCAGCAAGGCGCAGGCGCACGTCTTTAAACAGTACATCATCGACTTTGCAAAAGAGGTGGATGTGGAGCTGAAAGGCGACCCGATGACGCTCAGCAACGGCGCGTGCCTGTACTTCCTCGGCACCAACGCCCGCACGGCGCAGAGCTACCACGGCAACCTGTACCTGGATGAATATTTCTGGATTCCGAAATTCCAGGAACTGCGCAAGGTTGCGTCCGGTATGGCCATTCACAAAAAATGGCGACAGACCTATTTTTCCACGCCATCTAGCCTGACCCACAGCGCCTATCCGTTCTGGTCCGGCGCACTGTTCAACCGGGGCCGCAACAAAGCCGACAAGGTGGATATTGACCTGACTCACGGCAGCCTTGCCCCCGGCCTCCTCTGCCCTGACGGTCAGTACCGCCAGATCGTCACCGTGGAGGATGCGGTGCGCGGCGGCTGTAACCTGTTCGACCTGGACCAGTTGCGCATGGAGTACAGCCCGGACGAGTACCAGAACCTGCTGATGTGCGAATTTATTGACGATCTGGCGTCGGTGTTCCCGCTCAGCGAGCTGCAGGCGTGCATGGTGGACAGCTGGGAGGTCTGGTCCGATTTTCAGGCGCTGGCGTTGCGCCCGTTTGGCTGGCGCGAAGTCTGGATCGGCTATGACCCGGCGAAAGGTACGCAGAACGGCGACAGCGCCGGATGCGTGGTCATGGCTCCGCCAGCCGTGCCGGGCGGCAAGTTCCGCATTCTTGAGCGGCACCAGTGGCGCGGAATGGACTTCCGCGCGCAGGCTGACGCGATCAAGAAGCTAACGCAGCAGTACAACGTGACCTATATCGGCATCGACTCGACCGGCGTCGGCCACGGCGTTTATGAAAACGTCAAAGCGTTCTTCCCGGCGGTACGGGAGTTTGTCTACAACCCCAATGTCAAAAATGCCCTGGTGCTCAAGGCCTACGACATTATCAGCCACCGCCGCCTGGAGTTTGACGCCGGGCACACCGACATTGCGCAGTCTTTCATGGCTATCCGCCGTGCCACAACCGCCAGTGGCAACCGCCCCACCTACGAAGCAAGCCGCAGCGAGGAAGCCAGCCATGCTGATCTGGCCTGGGCAACGATGCACGCACTGTTTAACGAACCGCTGCAGGGCGAGGCCGCCAACACCAGTAACATTGTGGAGATTTTTTGATGGGCAAGAGGAATAAAAACAGCGCTCCTGCTAAACAGAGCGTTCAACAGAACAGCGGCGCGACAACGGCAGAAGCATTCAGCTTTGGCGATCCGATCCCGGTACTTGACCGCCGGGAATTGCTCGATTACGTGGAGTGCGTGCAGATGGACCGCTGGTATGAGCCGCCAGTGAGTTTTGATGGTCTGGCACGCACCTACCGTGCCGCCGTGCATCACAGCTCACCGATCGCCGTTAAGCGTGACATTCTCAGCAGTACCTTTATCCCGCATCGCCTGCTTAGCCAGCAGGCCTTTTCCCGTTTCGTTCAGGACTATCTGGTATTCGGTAACGCCTACCTTGAGAAGCGCACCAACCGGCTCGGCGGCATTCTCTCGCTGGAGCCAGCCTTGGCAAAATATACCCGCCGTGGCGTTGACCTGGACACCTACTGGTTTGTGCAGTACGGATTCACCACGCAGCCCTACGAATTCACGTCAGGAAGCATTTTCCATCTTCTTGAACCTGACATTAACCAGGAAATCTACGGGCTGCCCGGCTACCTCTCAGCCATTCCGTCCGCCCTGCTCAACGAGTCCGCTACGCTGTTCCGCCGGAAGTATTACATTAACGGCAGCCATGCGGGTTTCATCATGTACATGACCGATGCCGCGCAGAACCAGGAGGACGTGAACAACATCCGCCAGGCCATGAAAAGCGCCAAAGGACCGGGCAACTTCCGCAACCTGTTCATGTATTCGCCCAACGGCAAAAAAGACGGGATTCAGATCATTCCTCTGTCAGAGGTGGCGGCGAAGGATGAATTTCTGAATATCAAGAATGTCAGCCGTGATGACATGATGGCCGCCCACCGCGTACCGCCGCAAATGATGGGCATCATTCCAAATAATACCGGCGGCTTTGGTGACGTGGAAAAGGCCAGCCGCGTCTTTGTCCGCAACGAACTGATGCCGCTGCAGAAGCGCCTACAGGAGCTGAATAATTGGGTCGGGGATGAGATTATTTCGTTCGAACCATATATCTTAGGGGATGTAATTTAAAACCAAGCCGCTCTTAAGAGCGGCTTACATCATTTTATGGAATCAAGCCTCTCAGCATTCATCATATTTTCAAAATCGGACCCCATACGCCCATACCTGAATCCAGAAACCCTAACCCTCTCATTACCTGCCTTAATCTTTGATTTAATTTCTTGTGCTGACGCTATCCCAGCAATCATTGATAAATACTCAAAATATTGATGCTGCGTCGCTCTAACAAAAAATTCAGGCCTATAACTATAGTTCGCATAATGAATAGTATTTGGATACCAATAAACACCTTCATTGCAGAATGAATAAAAAAGAACCATCACATCAGCTTGGATAAGATCACCAAAAACAATATCATCCCTATCGGCATTTCTCTTTATTAATTCTGCAGCAGGAGAAAAATA